AGTTAAAGGTCGTTCTTGAATCATCTATCGGAAAGTTTGTCGCTGGTGAAACTATTGTTGGTTCTAAATCTAAAGCCACAGCAAGAGTGCTTGTTGATGACTTCGATGCTAATAATAGATTATTCATAACATCCCAACAGAGATTTGAAACTGGTGAAATAATAACAGGTTCTACTTCTGGTGCAACAACAACTGTTGTTTCTTATCGTGCAAACCCTGTCCAAAACATTCAACAGATGCTTGAGTATGCAGATGTTGATAATACCGTTTATAGTTTTCTTGATAAGTTTAGAGACTCCCTCATGGAGTCTATACCTAATACCCTAGCGGAAGGTACAGAGAAAAGAAAACTTATTAAGAGCATTAAAGACTTGTACGCAGCAAAGGGTACTGCTGATGCTCACAAGTTATTCTTCAGAATTCTTTTCAACGAAGAACCAGAAATAATTTATCCAAGAGACAACCTATTACGTTCATCTGATGGTGAGTGGTCAACAGACAAAGTAATTCGAATTACTGAAACAGGACAGTCTGATTTTACAAGTGCTGTTGGTGAATTCATCACTGGTGCAACCTCTGGTGCAAAAGCAATTCTCATAACTGTTATTAAGTTTAGAGAAGGTGCAAGTAACATTGCTGAACTTAGTCTAGATGAAAACTCTATTGTTGGAACTTTTATTGAGGGAGAAATACTTACCTCAATTGATACTGCAAGAGACTTAGAAATCTCTGGTGTTGTAAAGGGAATCGTTACAGGAAAGGTTGTTACCGATCGTGGTTCTTATTATTCCATAGGTGATACGGTTACTATTGGCGCTGGCGGAAATAATGAAGCTACTGCAAGAATCGAATCTATCAGGCCCGGCAGTGTAAATGATATTTTAATTGAAAGTGGTGGTACTGGTTATGCAGTAGGGGATAACCTTGTATTTAATATAACTGGTACTGAAGGCACAAGTCTTAGTGCAAAGGTTCTGGTTGTTGGTGGTGGAATAAACCTAGAGTCTGACACATCTCCAGATCAAATTGTTACAGAAGATAACCTAAACATTTTAACAGTTCAGAATGAAAATTTTGAAATGGAAGACGGTACGCTAAACAACGCATACCTATCAATGGAAGACGGAAGTAACCTGTTCCTAGAACAAAGTGGAATGGTACTTACTGAAAAATCTTCTTTGGATTATGCATTAGCAGCAGGAACTTCTCAAGACTTCACTGGTGATATCATCATGGAAGATGGGAAACAACTTCTTAGAGAAGATGCAGATGTATTCTTTACTACACTAGAACAAACTGTAGGTGAAGCCGATCATCTTGTATTTGAAGATGGGAATCAGATTATTCTGGAACCACAAACATTTGTTGATTTGAGTGTTTCCTCTGAACGTGGTGAGATTACAAAGGTAGGAATAATTAACTCTGGTAATGGTTTCTTAAAGACACCAATTATCTCTGTCTCAACAACTGGTGGTTCTGGTGCAGAACTATATGCGCTTTCTACCAAGTCGCCAATGATTGGTGCGGTTGGTGATGTTGCAGTAACAAACTTTGGTTTGAATTATACTACAACCCCAACAGCTGAGTTTAATAAAAACTTTATTATTAAAGATTACTCTGGTGATTTTGCAAAGGGAGATACTTTAACTAGTCACTCTGGTACGGTAGTTAACTTTGATAGCACAAGAAACTTGTTAAAGGTAAAGACTACTGTTACATTAGATGAGGGTGATACATTAACCACAGTCACAGGTGCTACTGCTACAATTGTACAATCAAACTCTGCTACAGGTGATGTTGAAATTGGAACAATCGGTACTACAGTTGGAGCCTTCCAATCAGATAGAGGTAAGGTTTCCGTTGAAAGTATGAAGGTTCAAGATAGTTTATACTATCAAGATTACTCATATGTTGTTCGTGTTGGGCAGTCTATTAATGAATGGAGAGATTCTATTCGCCGTTCTGTTCACCCTGCTGGTTGGAACGTGTTCGGTGAAGTATCTTTTGCATCTCAGGTATCTGCAACTATTCAAGTGCCTGCTGCTGGTAGAATTAGTGATTACTTCGGTGATGATACATTCTCTCCAGAACTCGCATCTACATTCACTAACCTATTCACCACAATCTTTGGGAGAAGGTTAGGTACGACAACAAACAATGCGACCCTTGTATCTGCTCCTATGTCTGGATATTCAGATATATCAGATGTTCCAGATGGTAGAGATGTTACATTAACATCTGATGTATCGGTTAGAATGAACATTGGAAGAGGCGCACATCTTACAGGGCCGACAATGGAGAATGTTGCACACTACGCTTTCTCTGTACATCCCACCAGCAGTTCTGTTGTGATACCAAACCATCGTGATCCAAGTGGAAGAATTGCAACCACAGGCGCCAACAAGTCTCGTGACCAATACACACTTGCACAAATTGGATACATTGGAATTAGAGAGATAGTAAATGCAGATGGAACTATTCCAGCAAGTGCATTTACAAAAAGAATTAACTTCATGCCTCCGTCTGAGATATATATCTCTAGGGAAGGTTTGACTAATGCCTTTGATAATAACTTCGTTTCATTCGATGATACTATACAAAGGTTTGATGAGAGTGGAAACACTAGGGATACTGAAGGAAGGTACGCAACTTCCTTCGATGAAGTCAATATTGGCTTCGATGAAACAACAACTAAATTTGACGCTGATTCTATTACATCGGGTGGTGCATTTCAATTATTCTCTACATTAGAGACTACCTTTGATAATTCATCAGAAACTTACGATACCCAGTAGATTAGACGTATAAATAACTATAAGAACATAATAGGAGAAACCCAATAATGGCATATCAAGCAATCGGGCGTGGAACTTCTGCGAATGACGGAACAGGCGATGACCTCCGTAGTGGAGCAGGTAAACTAAACGCCAATTTCGTAGAACTCTACACCAAGTTTGGTGACGGTACTACCTTAGCGTCTAACGTAAACATAACAGGCAATGCTGCAACAGCAACCCTTCTTGCATCTTCAAGAAACATTGCTGGAGTAGCATTCAATGGTAGTGCTGCAATTAGTCTCGCAAGTACAAACTTGAGTGACACTGCATCCATTTGTCTCGCCGGCAATACATTAACCCTCACAGGCAAAACACTGACTGCGCCCACTATTAACGGAGTAGTTGGTGGAACTCAAACCTCAGCAACAATCACCACAGTAACTACTGGTGGAATTGTTGGAACTGGTGGTGCGTTAGAGGTTACGCCTGCCAACAACATCGTTGAAGTCAGAGGTGATGGTTCCTCAGTTGAAGGACAGATTAAACTTAACTGTCATGCTAACACACACGGACAAACAATCAAACCACAACCACATAGTGCAAGTGTAACTAATATAAGTCTACTTCCTGCTGGTGTAAGTTCTACATTAGTAAGTAAAGTATCTGCTGATATCCTTACTAACAAAACTCTTGCAGACTTGAAGACAAGTGTACAGACACTTTCTGGTGCTGGTGCAATTGATGTAGTAACTGGTGTAACAGAAGTTACAACAACTGCTGCTAATGCATTGACACTTGCTAACGGAACTGTAGGACAAATTAAAATCATTGTGATGAAAGCTGATGGTGGTGATGGTACTATTACTCCAGTTACTTTTGCTGGTGGTTCAACTATTACTATGAACGATGTTGGTGACAGTGTTATGCTTACTTACGCAACCACAATCGGTTGGGTACTTATTGCAAACAATGGTTGCACCATTGCTTAATAGAGGAATATAAAAAATGGCAATTGATACAATTAAATCCACAGCGGTACTTGACGGTGCAATTGCTACTGCTGATATCGCTGATGATGCAGTAACAGCAGACAAACTTGCTAACGCAATCAATACATCTATTGCAGTTGAGGCTCCCACTGCTAGTCCTGTATTTACAGGCAACGTGGGTATCGGCGCAACTTCGCCTACTGTTTTGCTCGATTTAGAAAGTGCTGCACCTATAATTAGACTGACGGACAGCGATGCTTCTGGCACTCCAGAATGTCAAATTTCGGGTGCTGGTGGTGATTTAATATTTGATGCCGACAGAGATAACGAAAAGGTCAGCAGCTTAATGTCGTTTAAGGTAGACGGCGCAGAACGTATGCAACTATCCGCCTCAGGACATATGGGACTTGGCATGACCCCCAGCAAGTTGTTAGATTTACAAGCAACCGACAACCTAGCAATCCGTTTCTATGATAGTTCAACTTTTAAAGGTGGTATAGAAGTAGCTACTTCTGCTGGTGACATGATCACAGAATCAACAGACGGAGATTTAGCTATACGATCAACAGGACATATGTTGTTATCGTCTGGCGGGGCAACAGCACGTGCCCAGATAAGAAGTACTGGTACAATAAGTTTAGGTGGCGTTACCACCCACAATTCAACCATCTTAATGACAATGGGTGGTAATGGAACTCATCATCAACACAGATGGAATGTGGGCCCACATTTTACGTCAGACAATCCATCTTTTTATACAATTAACGAAGCGGGTACTGGTGTTTATCTACCTCATGGTAATAACGCTTGGTCATCTCACTCAGATGAAAGAATTAAAGAAAATATTACTCCGTTAGGAAATGTCCTATCTGATGTTATGGATATACGTTGTGTTAAATACAATCTTAAAAGCGGCGATCCTAGTCAAACTAAAATTGGTTTCATTGCACAGGATTGGCAAAGTTCATTTCCAGAAGTTGTGGATGAAGATCAGAATACAGTTATAGAGTCTGATGGTACTATTGGGCCGATTGAAGAATCAGAAAGTACTGATATAGTTAAAGCGATTGCTTACACAGAAACAATACCAGTACTATTAAAAGCAATACAAGAACAGCAAGCATTAATAGTGACACTTACAACTCGTATCACTGCATTGGAAGATGCTTAAAAATGCATACTAAATAGTATTATAGAATATAGGAAAAAACAATGGCAGCAATTATAACAGAACATTTCAGACAGCATAATGCAGAACAATTTTTTGAATCGTTCTCAGAAGCTGCGCCCACAACGTATTATCTTTTTATTGGTAAGAGTACTCCGTTTACAACAACGACTACTGGCGGTACAGATAACTCTCCACCAGTACCAAATGATGATGTGGTAACAGAGCATTACAAGTGGGATTCTATGCTTGCTGCCAAACTCATCTCATCTTCTGATGTTTCATTCGTCATCCCAAGAAGAAACTGGGCTAACTCTACAACTTACGACATGTACGAACATGATATCAGTACATCGAATACCACAACAAGTGGCGCAACAAACTTGTATGCTGGTACATATTACTTTATGACTACGGACTACAGAGTGTATAAAGTCCTTGACAACAACGGTGGAGTTGCGTATAGTGGTTCAGAACCTACTTCTGAAACCTCAACTCCTTTTGAGTTGGGTGGTTACTTGTTACAATACATGTACAAGATT